GCTGGAAGTTGGTGCTTGGGTCTACAAGTACTTCGATGAAGTCTCTGGTGTATCATTTTTGCCACACTCGGACCACACCTACCAACAGGCACCCTATCAGGATTGCAGTGAACGTGAGTACCTTGACGCTCTTGCCCTGATGCCCGAACGGATTGATTGGACGAAGCTGAGTGACTACGAAAAGGAAGACATGACCAAGAGTTCCCAGACGTTTGCTTGTAGCTCTGGTGTCTGTGAGATTGTTGACCTAACTTAACGTTAACACATCCTGAGCATGATGTTAAAAAACTGCTCATTTGTTAACACGAGCGTTCACTACGCTGCACTAAAGGAACGACACAATGCCTGCACTCTATCCTTTTCTAGACTTCCTCATGCTAGGTATCCTAGTCTTTGTCGCCTATAAAATCATCAAGTTGGATTAAGTAAATGTTAGAGAAGCCACGGGGTAAGCGGACGACAAAGTACAAGGGAGCACCTGAGGAGGCTACGTCTCGTACGGTAAGCCTAGTTCCCATGAACGACAATCAGAAGCTTTACATTGATGCCCTCAATAGCCACCAACAGATCATCGTCTTAGGTCCGTCTGGTACAGGTAAGACTTACATTGCAGCATCGTACGCAGCGAATCTGTACATTCTCCGTAAGATCGACAAGATCATTATCACCCGCCCTGCAGTATCTGTCGGCAAGTCCTTGGGTGCTCTACCGGGTGACATTGGGGAGAAGTTTAGTCCTTGGCTGTCACCAGTGTTGTCGGTCCTTGAGGAGCAATTGGGTAAGGGTGTCGTCGAAACTGGGATCAAGAACGGTAACATTCAGATGGCCCCGTTGGAGTACATGCGAGGATCATCCTTCAAGGATGCGTTCGTACTAGCCGACGAGTGTCAGAACCTAGATGTGGCTCAGTTCAAGATGCTGGTTACCCGTATTGGCGACAACTGCAGATTGGTGATGAACGGTGATATTCGTCAGTCTGACATCAAGGAACAGTCAGGTCTGTCTAAGGCGATACACTTGGCTAAGAAGTACAGTATAGATGCCTGTGTCGTTGAGTTTGGTATTGACGACGTGGTACGTTCTGATATATGCCGACAGTGGTTGGAAGCTTTCTACAAGGAGAATCTCTAAGATGGCTAAATGGACTATTGAAGAATGTTATGACCGTATGGCTATGGCTATAGCAGCAGAGTCGGAGTCAAAGGCAGGGTACGACCTTAGTGAGCACATGGAAGAGGAGATTTCCGCGAGGGGTTCCTACACATTCATACCCGAAGGTAAACCAGTAGACAACGTAAACAACCCTGACCACTACAACACAGGGTCCATTGAGTGCATTGAATACCTTCAGGACAACATGTCTTGGGAAGGCTTTACGGGATACCTAGAGGGTAACTGCAAGAAGTACATGCACCGTTGGCGCTACAAGACGAAGCCTCTGGAAGACCTCAAGAAGGCACGTTGGTACCTTGATCGTCTGATCGAAGAGCTTGAGGGTCCAGATGAGTGACGTAATCATGTATGGCTCTATCTTCTTCGTAGCCTTCGTTGTCGTCTTGCTCTGGGTTCTTAGCGAAGGGGACTAACGTAAAACAAAAGGGGAGCTTAACGGCTCCCCTTAAGTCATTCTAGAGTGTAACGTAGGTTACTTGCCCTTAGCCATAGGCTTCTTAGCGGCAGGTTTAACCTTCACAGTAGCCGAAGCCTTAGCACCTGCACCAGCTTTGCCTTTAGCAGCGCCTTTAGCTTTCATACCCATCATCATTGTAGTTCTCCTTACTTCTTTTTCTTAGCGACACCAGCCTCACTGAGGGCAATGGCGATAGCTTGTTTACGGGATTTAACGACAGGAGCTTTCTTCGGACCCTTAGGGTTCACGCCACCGTGGAGAGTGCCTGCCTTATACTCCCCAAGTACCTTAGCAACCTTGGCCGATTGCTTCTTAGTCTCTTTAGCCATGACCTTCTTCCTCGTCAGTTGGTTAGTATTCTGTGTCGTCAGAGCCATCACTTACGCCCTGCGCTAGAGTTACGCTTGAAGGAACGGTTCTTCGAAGGAGCCTCAGCCTTAAGGTTACCCATACGGTTGTCACCTGTACGGTTGTTCTTGTGGGCTACGTCCTTACCGTCACCCTTCGACACCTTACCAGCCTTCTCCATCTTGCGTCGTGCAGCATTGTTCTCCGCACGTTTCTTCTTAGCTCTGTCGGAGGAGTGGTAGTTCTCGTACTCAGACTTATAATCTCTAGCCATCACCACTTCACCTTATCTGCCCAGTACGCTGCACTCATCTTACCCTTAGCGATGTTCTTAGCGTGACGTGCCTTAAAGGACTTCTGACGTGCCGTAGGTTCTTTATCTCCCGACACACCCTGTTGACCAAAGCGGATAGTCTTCACTGTGTCGCCCTCTTTAGCAACGACAACATGGGACTTGGTAGGGTGGCTAGGGGTCTTCTTAGGCTTGTTGAAACCTGAGACACCAGCACGTTCAAGGCGAGGGTCTTTAGCCATCTTACTTCTTCCTCGTGAGTATGTTAGTAAACCAACGACCAATCTCGTTAGGGCTAGGGAGGAGCCATCCTAAGATCAGGAGTAAGATGACCCACGGCTGTACTTCATTCACTGTTACTTCGTCGACACTCTCTGCAGACACTTTAGCTTCTACGGACTTAATGTCACCACTCTCGGTTCTCTGTTCGACATTCTTTGTCGTCCCGATAGTCTGGCTATTTGTCTTCCCCGCCTGAATGTTGGCTGCTACGTTTGGTCCACCTCCCTTCATAAGAGATAGAGGACTCATACCACAGCCCGTTAGCAGGCTTGCCGACAAAACAATAGCAGTCAGGTTAGCTTTAAGGTTACTGACCCAAGCCACCACCGACCACCCATGCTACTATTGACGCGATGAAGCCACCACCAATGATCCAAAGAATCTTCGACAAGCTGTTGTTTATGCTACAGACGTTTCTGTCGATCTGGTCTACCTTCTGCTCAAGGAGAGCCAAACGTTTATCCATCTCAGCAATTTCCTTTTGAATGGCTTCTGCGTCCATTTCATCCCCCTAGCGATTAAGAATTAACGGTACCGAGCTTACGGACTGAACCATTCTTACGGACTACGTAAACCTCTCCGTTAACGACAACAGTGTCCCCAGCCTCAAGTTCACCACGTTCTTGTGCCGCAATGAACTCAGCCTCAGAAGCGTAAGACTTATCAGGGTCACCAGCGATCTCCTGAATGAATGCCTGTACGTCTTGGTCGACAGCGATAGCAGGGCTAAGCTCACTTGCTCCTTGGGTTCCCGTAGGGGTTTCAGCCGGGATAGCCTCGGGAAGAGTAGCGTCAGCAACAACAACTTCACCCGTCGTCACAGGGGCTGCAGGAGCGCCACCAGAGGACAGGTTAACGTCTACGCTAACTGGACCTGCCGAAGGATTGACTGCACGTTGTACGGCTTCTCCTGCGCGGCTAGCGACAGCATTAGCATTAGCCGGAGTGCCAGCGGTAGGAGCAATAGTCTTGGCGTTATTGAACCTGTCCAACCAAAGGCTAGCGAACTCACCTGCAGTCATGTTGACGTTGCCTTTGTTAAGGCGTACAGCCCTTGCAGCCCGTTCACGATCACCCTTGTAGAGAGGAGCGAGAGCATCGACTACGTTAGCACTGGTGTTGGAGAGAAGTGCTCTAGCACCACCACCGCCTTGCTGATGCGCGAGGTACAGTTCAGCACCAGTAGGTTCACGACCCAAGGCTGCAGTCAGGGTACGCATGTTATCGACAGCAACATCTACTGCACCATCGGTAGCCTGAACGGGGTCGAACCTGTCCTTAACGCCGTAGTCTTTAGCTGTATCGTCGATGAACTGGAAAAGACCACCAGCGGACGACTCAGGGTTCTGAGCGAGAGGGTCACCACCTGACTCAAGGAACGCAGTACGCTCAAGGTAGCCCTGAGGCAAACCGTTCTCAGCCTCAAGGGTGGTGAAGTCCAGACCCAAGGCATCGCCAATGTTAGTAGGAGTAGAGGACGACCCACTACCCGCACCACCTGCCCTGTTTGTCGTCTCTGCCGTAGGAACCTCAAGAGCCTTCATCGCACGGTCAATCGTAACGATAGCTGCACGACGATCCATAGCCTGCTTAATGACACCACTGAACTCTTGAAGAGGGTCCATAGGCAGAGGAGCCATACCAGCGATAGTCGGCATAGGGGCAAAACCACGACGACCCGGAGAAGTAACCGCACCAGCGATATCTTGAGCATCAGGGGACAGAACGTAAGCACTGCCATCCCAGACGATACCCTTGTCCGAAAGGAAAGCCTCAATGGAGCCGAAGTTAGTGACCTGACGACCACGTTCAACATCCAAGCCAGAGCGGACGTACTGACGGGCTACCGCAGCACCCTCAGGGTCAATAACGTCCAGAGCGATAATGTTACGGATGAACCCCGGATTAGCGATAAGCTGCTTGAGAGAAGTATCCGACAAGAAGGACTCAGAGGGGTTGTTCATAAGCACAGCACCGATAGTGGCTGCGTTAGTAACAAACTGTTCCCTAGCGTCAGGGCGGATAAGATCAGCAGGCTTTACGAGGCCCGCAAGTTTACCAGAGGCATTCAACCCATTGAAGATTTGCTCAGCGGTCTTACCGTCGATACGAGTCTTAATGTCTGAGGGGATTGTCGTCAAAAAGGCGTTAGGGTCTTCGACACCTGTAAGGGAGCCTTGGTCCTCAAAGATGTGATTAAGAAGATTAGGCTGTGTTACGTCAAGACGAAGGTCACCCTTACCGATCTCCATCATAAGTTTTTCAATTTCCCCTGTTTGACCAAGGTAAGTCAGGAGAGTGGTAGGGTCTTTTAGAGCAGCCATAGCTGCACCGTAAGCCGCAGCAGAGTCACCGCCTTCTTTAAGAACTGCGTTAGCGAAGCCAGTGGAGATTTCTTCAAGTAGAAGCTCAGAAGAGGTCAATTTCTCAAAGGTCGTAAAAAGGCTGTCGATGTTGGAGAGCTTGTCCTGCGTGGATTTCCATTGGTCGTCGGAAATATTTGGAGGCCGTGACAAGGAGACCTTAAGCTGATCCCACTGAGCCTTCAAGTTTTGAACGTCCGTAGGGCTGACACGACCACCTTGTTGAGAGTTTACCGACAAAGCGCCAAGGCTGGTATTCAAGAAGGTGTCGATACGTGTACCGTATGCAGCTTCAGTATTTACAGACCAAGTATACCCAGCCTGTGCCTTAGACTTAGCGATCTCATCATTAGCGGCTTCAACGGTAGCCTTCTGGCCGATAGCATACTCAATACGCTGCTCTTCGCTCCAATCCTTATTGACAGCAAACGACGCAATGTAAGAAGACTGAACAGCAGGGTCTTCAAGGGTTTTCTGGAGGATCATACCTTCTTGGCCCAGACCGTACCCTGCCCACTGACGACCAGTAGTTTTAGTGTAAACGTCTTCGTAGCTTGCATCAAAGTTAATACCAGCCATAGCGAAGTTAGACGCAAGTTGACGTTCAGCGACAAGGGCTGCAGCTTCCCCACGTTCCTGACGGATGGCCTCAACCTTCTCAAGACCCAAAGTAAAAGAAGCAAGATTCTTATCTACCGCAGGAGCAGCTTTAGCTTCTGCTTGTCTGCTTTTACCGAAACTCTCAGCAAAGAAACCACCAAGCTCGACTAGAGCACCAAACGCAGAGGGGCTTGGGGGAGCCTGTTCGATAGGCTGGTTAAAGCGGACTTCGCTGCCGAGTTGTGGGGCGAAAGTGTCAGCCATTATTCATTACTCCCATTGAAGATAGATTGCATCGCTTGGAGGCCATACATGTTGTCTTGTCTGATAAGGTGATCTTGCAGTTTAAGCCACTCCGACTCAAGTTTAGACGTAGCCGACTTACGAAGAGAAAGCTGGTCCGTCAGAGAGAAACCAGAGAAGGTGATACGGACGTTAAGCTCCTCAAACAGACGGATAGCTTGGTCGATATCGTTAGAGTCACCTTCAAGAAGCTGGAAGATACGTTCTGCATCCCGATTGACTTCCTTACGGAAAGTACCAAACTTCTTTGTGTCGGCAAACATATCGCTCTTACGGTTGTAGAACTCAGTCACCCTTTGAGGGGCAAACCCGAGTAGAGCCGTAACACCCTCAGATACCGTCATTTCAAAGGGGAGGGCGACACCAGTTTTAGAGCGGTAGATACCATTGTTGAAGATGCCGATAGCCTTAGCCACGTTGTCGACACCAGATGGGGTACGCAGGATTTGGATCACGTCTTCCGTAAGAGAGGCCGTCTGTCCTGTTTTAAGAGACGACAAAGCACTCATAGTAGCTTCGTAAAGACCTTGGCCAATCTGTCCCGAAGGACCACCAACGACTTCAAGGAACTTACCTTCGGTTAGGTTCTTATATACATCGAAGAAAGCGCCAGCAGGGGCCAAACGTTGGCCAACGCTGAGGTCGGTACCCAAGGCTGCAAACAAACCGTCTAGAACACCATTCTTGAGGCCCATATAGAGTGCACCACCGGGTTCAATACCAAGTTTGTCGGCCACGTAATCTGCGGAACTTGCAAGGCCAAACCCAGCCAAGCCGTAGAAGGGCATAAGGATCGCAGTCAGACGAGCGCGTTCTGCAGGGGTAAAGTTACGACCGACAAAAACAGCTTCTGATGCACGGAAACTGTACGACAACCACTGAGTAGGAACCTTCATAAACCCAGACTGCACTCTAGCACGAGCAGAAGAGTTCATGTTGAACGTAAGGTCTTGCTCACGACGAGTAATAACCGAACGGGCTTGGTCGCTAAACAAAGATACACCGGGGTACTTAGCCTTGAACTCAAGGATAGCCGTGTTCATTGCAGTCAGTCGGGTCAGACGTTCACCAAACTGGAAGGGCATAACGCCTGCATCAAGAGCTTTACCGACGTACTTAGAAGACAGGTTCTTAGCTGCAGCGGCCTTGCCGTACTCTAGGTTCTCACCTTTCCAGCCAGAGATACCCCAGCCGATAGCCGTACCGTCTTCGATAGCATCACCTTCGACAACAGCACGACCAGAAGTACGGATGTACTCAAACCACTCTTCAGCTTCTTTCTCACTGATCTCAGCAGCTTTAGCGAAGCGTTTGATAGCTTCTTGTCCAGCACCCTTCTCGTAGGCATTGATAGCACCACGCATGGCAGGAACCAGAGCGGCACCCTTGAACCCGTGGATAGGGGAGATTGCCATGATTGTCGTAGCGTGGAAACTCTGTAGGAAAATCTGTGCTGCGTTGAAGAAACCAAATGCAGATTGGAAACCGATCTTTAGGAAGATGTTCGAGGGGTCACCCGCTAGGTCGAGTTTAATGCCGCCCTTAAGAAACGGTACACCGCGCTTACCGAGATCAGAGGTCTTGTCGAAGATGAACTCTGCAGCGACCTGACCGTAACCTTCCATCGTAAGGGCAAAGTCGTCCTTCATGTTGAGCTTACGTTCAGTAATCTCTTTAAGCTCTTTCATCCTACGCGAGAACTCGTCGGTACCCGTAACTTCAGCCTTACGGAAGAGTTCTTCATAGTTGTTAGGAGACACGTTAGCAGGTAGCCAACCACGACCAGACTGTTGAACTCTCTTGACCCAACCAACCATAGCATTACGCGAGTACGCACGGTTAGAGTAGGTAAAAGCTGACTGACCGAACTGAGACAGAACGGAGTTCACCGGGTCTTCATTATACGCTCTTCCGCCACCAAAGTCAAGTAGCACCTTGTCGTTACGACGGAGATCGTTCTGGATGTAATCGTCTGCCCGCAGACCGACAAAGACACCTTCACCATCTACCTCAACATCAATGATATCGTCGTTACGGCCCTTGACGTTAATGTCACCTTTGGTAAAGTCCCAGCCTTCGTCGTCCATAAACTTACGGAGTTCGTCAGCAGTTTGGATGCCGGGGTTCCAATCGTTGTTAGCACGGACAATGGCGTCGTCGATAGAGCCAGTTTCGATAGCCTTCTTAAGATTCGTAAGCTGTTCCTTAGCCAGACGGGCTTGCTTCTCGGAGAAGGCACCCATGAGAGACTTAAGGCGCTTACCACCGAGGACGACAAAATAGTTAAGGAGAGGGTTGACACGGGAGCCACCGGGGTTGTACCCCATGACATCCGTAGGGTCAATCATTCTGACCTTCTTCGGGGTGATTACGTACTCCTGACCGCTATCCGTAGGCTTATCAATCTTCCAGATCGGGAGGTCTTCATCCCCAAGTTCGTCCAGACGCAGAGACACACCAGACGCACCGTCGATGATACGAGCGTCAGCAGGGATATCCGACCGAGCCACAGTCTTAGCCGGAGCGAAGTAGTCGTCGAATACCTGAATGGTGTTGTTGAAGCCCTTTTCGATATAGCGTTGGAGCATATTCGTCGATTTAATCAGGTAGTCGGCCTCTTCAACAGTAGCTACCGCTTGGAAGGCTTCAAACGCTTTAGGGCTAGGTTCAGCATTGCTAGGGTGAAGCTGAATGTATTTCGTACGGAACTCAGACTCGTCATAACGGGTACGACGGGCAGCATCAGAACCATCCCGAAGTTCACCGTAGACACGCTGGATCGTGTAGGTTTCTTTGGGCGACAAAGACTCCATAGCACGGAGGTATGGGTTCAGAACGTACTGCTTCACAGCGGCACGAGCGGATTCACCCATGTTGTTCAAGGTCTCAAGACGCTGAACGTCACGCAGAGCGGTCGACCCCATAAGAGGGTTGTTCATCACACGACCAACGGTGTTACGTACCCAACCTGCCGACAACCCCTGTACTTCGTCGATAGCCTCTTGCAGGCCGGAAGTATTGATACGCTCTTTAACTTCTACAACGTAACCCTGACGCAGATCATCGGGGTTCACAGGGACAATCTCAGCCTCAGGAGCACGAGTCTTGATGTCCTCAAGATGGCGCTTAAGGCTCTCAGGTGCCTCTCCATTAGCCAGAGGTTTGAACGGAGCACCGTCCATTGCACGACCAAAGCGGACAGCAGTGACGTAGTTACCCAAGCCTTCGTCGAAGTACTTGAAGTCAAAAACAGGGTTAGCTACGTTAGTCTTCCTACGCTCTACAATCTTCAAGGCGGCGTCGTTAATAGACTTTTTAGTAGCCACACGACCAAAAGCACCCTTCTGGAACATGTCGTTCATATCACGAGTGATTTTGTTGGCGACCATCTGCTCAGTGAACGCAGCCTGAGGTACACGTACGGGCTGGGGTGCGACATCCAAGACAGACGGAGCTACGTTATTCAAAGCAACAGGATCAGGAGCGCGTTCAAGGATTTTAGTTGCAGCCTCAGAACCAGCCTCAGGGCCTTTAATGGCTGTGACACGACCAACTGCGGTGGAGGACTTCAGTGAGGGTTTGACAAGGTTCTTTACGCCCTTAACGGCGACACCAAGAGTGAAACTTGTAGCTACGTCGACAGCAGCGAAGAGTTGATTAGAACCCTTCATAGGGTCAAAGCCTGCACCAGCGATCTCGCCAGACAGTTCCTCAAAGGCACTCAGGGTGTTCTCGCGGAAGATACCTTCTTTACCTACTTCGTCGGCGTAACCTTCAAACCAGACCTTAAACTCAGCCGGGGAAAGCTTAGCTGCGTTGTCTAGGATAATACGGCTATTGCTTTCGGTATCTGCCGTGATGTCTTCGAAAACACCAATAGGCGATACAGCCCTTAGAAATCTGTCGGCAACATCAAGGCCACGACCAAACATGGACTTCTCTTCACCGATAGCCTGCATACGGTTCTGAGTGATCTCTTGAGCGACCTGCATGTTGGCTGCAATACGGGACTCGGTAGCAGAGTATTCGTAGTCGTCAAGCGTAAGACCCTGCTCAGCGACAAACTCTTTATTGCTAAGGATGTCGTCGCGCTTAATGCCGTTAGAGGCCACTTCTTGAGCGAGTTGGTCAGCACTCTTACCCGTTTGGTAACCACGGAGGAATACTTCGTAGAGAGAATTGTTAGAGGTTTCCAGAACGCGGTTCTTAGCTTCCTCTGTCGTCATATCCTCTAAAGTAGTTACAAGGATATCATCTGGACGTTCCTGAGGAGGCTCAGCCGCAACACCGAATTGTTCATCAAGAGTTTGAATGTTGAGGTCGAAGCCAAGAGGAAACTTTGCCATTACTGAATACCCGCCGTAAGGTCAGGTTTGGTCGAACTACCAAAAGCATCAAAACCTCCAGCCATCTGGAAAACGCTCATTCCCAGACCTGCTAGAGCACTGGCGTTATTTGCCCTCGCTTGAGACATGCCAATCTGTTTCGACAAACCTGATAGTTCAGTAGAAATGCCGCCCATCTGAGAGGAAAACCCTAGGGCACCGCCAAGCTGACTACCGACAGAAGCCATACCACCAGAGGCGGCAGAAGAACCTACGACACCCATACCCTGCGCCGCTGCCCTAACCTGAGCACGACGAATCTGAGCCTCACGGATAGCCTGACGCTGGGACGTACGGGTAGCAAGCTCTTGTTGCTTCTGCTGCTGCTCCACTTGTTTCTCTTGGAGAGCTACAGTCTGCTTTTGAGCTTTAGCTGCGTTCCTAGTTCCGACGATAGCTGCACCCGCACCTGCCACTGAAGCAACTGCGCCGATAACTGCTGCGACTGGACCCATCTTACACCTCGTATTTGTAGACCGTAAGGTCGTCTTTGTGACTTACGAATTGAAATTTTAACCCACCAAGAAGCCTTTTGATCTTGATGTTGTCCTTAGGAACCGCAGCCCATAGTTGAGTGTGTCCCATAGCCCTCAGGAAATCCGACCAATCCTCAAGTTGGATCAGCATGTCTTGGAAGATTTCCTTAGTAAATTTGTCGATCTCTCTCAGGTGGACTATAACGTATTCTTCATTATACTCTAAACGGATTACGTAACCATCTCTCTGGATAAGAAGGTCTTTAGAACCTAGTGTTTCGTCCACCTAGAACCCCATAGCCAAGAAGAACGAAATCTTTGCCTTGCTCACTCTCGAAGCGCATACGCATGGAACGACCACTACCACGGACCTTAAGGCGAGTAGTAATCACAGTGTCAGGGTAGCCAAAATCATTAAGGTCTGCAGGGTTTACAATTGGTGTCGTCTTGTAACGATAAGCTTGTTGGGCTGCACTAGAGGGGGTCGTAGAGAAATCCCAGTATGCCGACACAAAGATAGAGGAAGGATGAATAGGTTCGTAACCTGACCCTGTGTTGGTCCAACCCTCTTCGGTAACCCGACTGTATACGATGATATAAGGTGCAGTTTTCTCTAGGAGGAGGTCACCAAGGAAGTCGTAACCAGCTTCAGCAAACGATGAGTAGTTTGCGGTAGTCCAATCAAGGTACGACCCACCAGAGAATGCACCCATTGTGAGCTTACCTGTAGAACCCTCACGGATCAAAAGAACAATAGACGGGTCACCCGTAGCGAAGTCTGAAAGCTGGGTCGACACAATATCGTCTGAACCTTGAACCACGTCGTCCCCTGTAGGAAGAACAACGTCAAGAACAAGCTCGTCAGAACCGTAGCCTGAGTACACCGCAAGGCCCATGATATAATCCGTCGAGGATGCCTCGTCAGAAACCTTCCAAGGATAGAACGCACCCAAGGGGATATCAAGGATCAGGAAGTTGTTCAGCTTGTTTGCGTTAGTCTCTGTGGCGTTAGGGTAAGCCCAGTAGATTTTCTTATTCAGTCGGTCGTACGTAGCCTGAACGAGAGAACGAGAGTTAGAACCAATGTCGTCCCAGAAGGTCTGGATCGTAGGCAGGCTGATGTTCTGCTCCGTAGGGTTACCGCTTACTTCGTCGAACTGAAGCGTATGGATGCCCGTCTTGGACCACCAGAACGGAACACCTTCTGCCTCAGCAAACGACTCAGCCGACAACATACCAGTGTACGACACACGACGCAGGGAGTATTCAGTAGCACGGAAGACGTTATCGACACCATTAATCGACCACACACCATTATCCGCGAAGATAAATAAGGTAGCCCCGAAGGCGTAGAGGTACTTGATGTTAACTGCGTCAGGAATACGGACGACGCCGCCATCTGTGGGCAGGAGATCACTGATATCTTCTGAGGTGGGGTCGTTAACTTGGAAACATTCACCAAGCTCACTCAAGGACTCAATCTGACGCGAGAACAGAATGACACCAGAGTTCTTAGCAGACTCAAGGCCAGCGTAGAAGATACGACCAGCAAAGGATTCGACGGACTTGAAGCGAGAGTTCTCTATATCTGTCGTAATACCTGAGATACCTGAGGCTGCACTACGGTCCTTGTTGAAGAAGTCAAGGATGTACGTTCCGTTACCGATAAGGCTGGTGCCAGAGAAGATGTTCTGCCACTCGGTCTTCGAGAAAACACCCGAGGAATCCTTACCTGCGTACCACGGGAGGGTCAGGGGAGGGTAGGCACCATAGGCAGAGAGGGCTGCAGTACCTTTAGTACCCGACCAACCAGCGTTAGCGGTATCATACTTACGGGCAGTAGACGCAGCAGCCGTAGAGACCTCAGTGGTGTAAGTGCTTTTGTCACCCAACCACTCAAAGTCACGAATACGGAATTTAATCTGGGTTGTCGTCAGAGTACCAGTGGTATTGTCACGCTGAATATAGATCGAGTTGATAGCCGGGGAGGAGACGACAAGAGCACCATTGATGGATGCAAACTGACAGTTAGCGTTAGCAGCGCCGACACCACCTGCGACTTCGTAGGACGACAAATTGACAGTCTGAGCAATCTCGTGAGACGAGTAAGGAAGGTTAGCCTTGTTATAAAAGCGTAGCGTAGAGCCAACCTGCAGGACAAGAAATTCAAGACCTGACTGGCCCCCTACGTTCTCCCAGCTACCCGTATGAAACCGAGTAGAGGTGCTTACGGTAAACGACGAAAGAGTATTACTGTCTTCGATCTTAGCGGCAAGCCTACGACGACGTGAGCCATCCCGACGCAGGTCACAGTTAAGTTCATCGACAGAAGCATCAGCAGGAAACGTAAGTTCGCCAGCCTCAGTAATAAGGCCCTTTACGAAAGTGTTAACTACCTTCTGAGTTAGACTTTGGGGCATCTTTTAACGCTTTCCGTTCTTCTCGTTCTTTGGCGAAGTTCTCACGACGCGCACCGATAGTCTCTTTCTTATTCCGAACGTAGTGCTCGACAGCTTCCTTAGCCTTGGGGATAGAAGAGTAGCTCCCCTTTAGCTCCATGGGCATTACCCCTTTGTCGGTCACAATCTCGAAGAAGATAAATCCGCTACGGTCTTTCTGGATCGTCAGGGTCGTAAGCATCTTTTCAGGGCAACGACAAATACAGATTTGCTTCTCAGGGTATTCTTCAAACTCTACCAATTCAATTCCTGCCGTAGTGGTTGCGTACGTTAGGGCGTTTAGTCCGATACATGTCATTCTGAACGAAAGACTTCAAACGACGAGCAGCCTGTTCCACCTTAGGGTCCGACCCAGACTTGAAGAGGGAGAAGCAAGTGGACTTAGCCTCAGCCAGAAGGTAGGGCAGCATGGTGTCGTCAAGATCAGGGGTGAAGCTGTCAGCAATGGTAAACGTAGGGTAAACCGTACCGTAGGCCCGAGTCTTAGAAGCCTGCAGGATGGTCTCTACGGTAGCATCGTAAGCATTCATCACGATGTGTAGATCGTCAAACGAGGTGTAATACGTAGGCATCCTGTCTTTGAAGATAACCAACGAAGTGGACGCTGTAGCATCTGGGACGACAAGAGTGCTGTCGGGGTTATTGTACGGCATACGCTTGAGGAAGTCCAGAGGCTCAACGAAGTGAATCTCTTGGTAGTTAACGCCACCCTCTGTGTCGATGTTGTACGACAAGTCCACGATGTCACGGGTGTTCGTAGGGTACTGGAAATGGGTGGGACGTACGGATGACGACAAAGAGGTAAGTTTGAGAAGCTGCTGGTGCTCAGGGATGTTACGTGCAGCAATGATATTGTAATACACGTCCTCAATGACTGAGGCAATCTGCTGAGCTTCTACTGTGTCGCTGATGGAGTTTACAGCTTCAGAGTCCATATCCGAAAGGATCGAACTCACCATCTCCAAGAGTGTCTTCTTCATTACGCTGCAATCCCTGTGATACGCAAGAGACCAGATGCAAAGTTAACCGTAACTGATGCGCTAGCTTTAACGAAGACTTCGAGGTAGTCGTCAGTACTCATTGAAATAGTGGTCGACAAAGAATGAATGTGCCAATCGCCCGTAGACGTGCTAGCGATCATACGAGAACCAGCGACTTCTGTGCCATTCTTAAAGAAGACCAGTTGGATATCTTTAGAAGTGCCAGAAGCCTGTGACACAGAGAAACGAGCATCAAGGACTGCGTTAATTGTTTCAGCACCATCGTAACGTACACGAGCGTTAGGGGACGACAACCCTGTAAAGCCGTTATTAACCCCTACGGTAAAGGTTGGGTTAAGGACCGTGTCTGACGTAGTAGCGGAGTGTGCGTAAGGGCTACCAGTAGAGAACGTAAGGTAGCCATTGAAAGCTCTGCTATTCTCCACCCAGACGCCACTACCAGCACCGTCAGCTACGTAGATTTGACCTGCCAGAGCAGTAGAGACACCCTTAGGTTCATGAAGGTAAGGGTCAGTCAGAGTGTTATGATTAACGTTTGCCATACGGAGAGTCCTTAAGCTGTATCATCTTACAGACGAATCAGTCTGACGTTAGAAGCTATAGAGATATACAGTATATGTCCATTGGGAAGCACTTAAGCTTATTATACACTGTTTTGAGAATCTGTCAAGTACAATCGTAACAGACCATCAAAGTAGTGTGGGGTGTCACACTTAAGCAACACCCCTAGAGCCGATTACTCGACCTTGATGTACTCGACGATCAGGGTAGCCGAGCCAGCGGTGAACGCAGCCGTACCGTACAGAGCGCCAATGTAGACCGGGGCCGAACCCACGGTAACGACACCAGAAACCTGAGCACCGTCACACTGCACCACGTCACCGTCTGCGTCGATAGCAGTCAGAGCGATAGCAGCATCAATACCGTCAGCATCCACAGCGGTACCAGCAGCGTTGTAAGTACCAATGGTCAACGTAGCCGAGCCACCCGAGGTAGCAGCGTCAGTGATAACCAAATCGGCATTCACGATGATAGCACCAGCCGGGATCATAGCTTCCAGCGGGTCGATGTTCGAGGAACCAAACGACGAACCAAGAGCAGCCAGCGACAGCTTCTTGGTGATGACCTGACGAGCACCACGAGCGGTGACGCCTTCGTCGTTAACAGCACCCTGAGCACCATCGGTCAGGACAAAGAGACCGTCAGCGTTAGTGTAAGACATGTTATATCCCTCCTAATTACACGTTGGTTTTCGTGATAACACGAACCATGTTCTCGGGACGGTACAGCTTAACACCGTAGCGAGCAGTCGTAACATACTCGTGACGCTGGAAGTCTTTGTTGTACTCGTAGTCCACTTCCGGCATCTGACGCCATGCACCGACAAAAGCCTGAGCAGCGGGAGCAGCCGAGAAGAACAGGTTAACCTTACCGTTGTTGGTACCGAAGTCAACGTTACCGGGCGAAGCAGCTTTGTTGGTCAGAGCCGAATCGGTTGCGGTAGCAAGGTAGTTCGAGGTATACACGTCGAAGCCGTACACGTTCTTCACGAAGCGCATACCAGTAGCGATGCCATCAGCGACAACGCCTTCCCAACGCGGGTTATCCGAGACCGACACAAGGTTGGTCAGGGTGTTGATCGTGTATTCAACCGAAGGGTCAACGACAGCGATCAGGTTGGTGTCGGGAACGTTAGCCTTCTTGAGAGCGTAACGAGCACGAGCAAAGTCAGCAACTGCGATCACAGCGCCAGTACCCGAACCAGCCCAACGGTGGCCAACGCCATCAATTGCAGCTTCCGAGTTAGCCGACACACCAGCTTCAGGTGCAGCGAACGTGGTGGCTTCGAAGTGAGCCATGATGGCCCGCTCTTGTTCCGGCACGAAACGCGACATCAGTTCAGCCGAGTAGAACGAATCTTGCTCTGCTTTCTTGGTGATGTAGGTAGCCGACGACAGGTACTTGTCAACGGTGAAGGTGAACTCACCAGTGTCCATCGGACGGTAAACAACGGCAGTATCTTCTGCGTAGTTGTCGACCTGAGCTTGGCCAATCGACGGGATCGTGAACTGGTCACCGTCAGGGAAACCTTCAAGCATACGCACGTAGCGTTGTGCCATCATTTCGTCGCGCAGAATTTCCTTAAGCTCCGAAGACCATACTTCCGAGCGAGTAAGGAGACTCATGTTGGCAGTAGTCATAGCCATTTTAGTCTTCTCCTAGTTTATGGTTTCCACTTATTCCCAAGACGAGCAGCATCATCCATCATCTGTCGTTGAATCTTGGGAGTATAGTAGAGGGATTTACTTTCCCGACGGAGTTTTTGGTAGTAATCGAAATTACGCTCCGCCGAAGCTTGCATGTTGACCCCTTCCGTGCGAACCGTCCCCGACACAATAGGTTGGAAGGATTTCTTCGGTTCACCAATCAGGTTAAAGAAGGCGTTAGGGGACTCAGACGCTAGTTCCTGTAGACGCTGCACAGTCAAGCCAAGTTCTTGGGCTTTCTTCTGGACAACGGCAGGGGCCTCAGTGCCGTAGGTCTTCTCAAGTTCCTGATCGACAAGAGCGAGGTTCTGCTTTACAGTATTATCTCGGTCTCGTGCAGTCAGAGTTTTCTCAACAAGGCTCTTTAGGATATCCTCACTCACTTGCGGCGGGGTATTGCCATCAGTATTAGTGCCACCGTTATTATTGTTGTTAGCCGCTGCAGGTTTCACGTTGGTGGGCGACGTGGCCTTGGTCTGCAGTTCTTCGAGTAGAGTCTTGGCGTAGTCCTGTTTCTGGAGGTCTTCACGCATCTGCGTAAGTTGATCCTCTAGATTTTTAATGTAGCCATCAGCTTCGAGTTTGCCTTTGGCTAGCACTTCAGGGTCTTTCCAGTTCTCTCCCTTAGTGGCGACGAGCTTTGCCAGATATGACTCCTGTTGTTCAGTTGTCGTCTGTGGTGCTTGGCTCTCTTGACTCTGCCCAGTTGGTTGCTGAGCTTGGTCGAACACGTTTGTCAAATTGTTAGTCCTTGTGGTTAAGGTCGATTAAGTTGAGTAGATCGTCGAGAACAGCGTTATATTCATTCACGGCGATCTGTTTGTATTCCCAACCGGGGGAATAATCCCGAACAGCTTCCTTACGGACATAGTGCTGTTCTAGAATTTCACGTAGGTCGTCGAAGGCATTACGGTACGACAACACTTCTTGTTTGCGTTGGTTCCGATCAGAGTCCTTGACGCCTCTAAGCCATACAGCTTGCATTAAACACCCATCTGCTGAGCAGCCATCAGTTGTTCTTGGTTAACCATCTCGGCTTCCTGAACGGTCTGTTGGGTCTCAAGTTGTTCGATAACGCTGATGTTCTCACCGTACAGACGAGGCTCACCAAGCTCTTCAGCCATGATCTTAGCCATCTCCTTACCCGACAAGTGAGGGGCAATGGTGGGGTCGGCAAGCTTAAGCTGGTAAAGCTGCGTAAGGTTCTGTACCCGACGAGCACGTTCAGCAAAGTGACGAGCACCGACAGGAACAATCTTACCCTTGGCTGTGATGTCGTCTTTGGTAATGCTACGGAACAAGATAGCCCCAGTGGCGTCGTCAAGAACCCGGATAGTGTCCGACATGTTCATGTTACGACGAGCAACTTCCAGCATAGCGTTCATAATAGGCTCAAGGAACGTACGCTCAAAGTGGGCAGTCTTGTGCTCAAAGATACGCGAGGCTGAGTTCTGCAGGCTCTGGACCTCAAAGGCAGTCTTCTCACCGGGCGTACGGATACCCATAGCCTGACGAGGAGCACCAGCCATTTCCTCCATCTTGTTCTCAAGGAGTTGAATCTGGAGGTCAGCTTGAAGGGCAGTGCCATCAGGCTGCAGGTAGCCTACGTCGCCTTCTTCACCAAGGTAAATACGAGCACCCGGCTGGAAGTCAAAGTCCTCTACGTCCCCACGAATCTTCATCACAGGGTAGGCAATCTGGTCGAATACGTCTGCCTTAAGGTTCTCAAGGTGATCGATACGATACTGCATACCGACGAGGTTATCCAACGGACCCATAGCGTACAGGTTATCAGGGCGAGGACGCCAACCCGACATGAAGATAGGCGCATGACCCAACCACGAGGGGTTCTCCTCATTGTCCAGAACGTAAGCACGGTCGACAACAGTGATGATACGATCCGAGTGGAGCTTGTTCTCGTTGTAGTCGAAGATGTCCCCGTAGAACGAGAGAACCTCAACGTAGTCCGACTCGTAGTACTGTTGGATCGACGTAAAGCCATCAGCGATGAAACCGTCAGCTTTGTTATACGCAGAGTCAGCCGAACGGATAGAGGCCCGAGCGTACATCATCTTGTCGATAATGGATTGCCAATGGGCCTTAGACGGGTCTTTGTCGATCATCCGTTTGATCTCACCGAGGGTAAGAATGCTCTTGATGATCTTAGGTGTCTTGTAGAAGTCAGAGGCCGTAGGGTTAAATACGATGTCGTAAGGAGAAATACGGACCAGACGAGGCCCAATGTAATTCGTCGTTACTTCGCCAGATTCCTTGACGTTGTAGTCTTGGTTCCACTCGACAGTAGCAAAGCAGTTACCGTACTGAATCCAATCGTACAGAAGGCTAGAAGCGGTGTTCACAAAGTCAGACTGACGGACCTTATTGTCCATGTACGCTTGAATGACATCACGCTTAGCTTTAGTGCCATCTGCAGCCGAGGTGCCTTCCCAACGCATCCACTTCTGCTGAGGGAACAGAGTAGCAAAATAGTTCGCATGGAGGTTGTCCATGATCTGCGTCAGCTTAGGGGTCGTCGTAGAGTTCGACCACGGAAGGGCAGCATTCTTCGTCGTACGGGTGTCCGTAGCGTAGAGGTAGTTACGGAGTTCTTTCTTTTCGACAAGCCACTTGTCACGCAGAGAGTTCCACTCGACCCAACGATTAGCAATCTCGACAGCGAGAGTATCGGGGTTAAGCAGGTGCTCAAGTTCGATGGTAGTTCCGGCCATTATGCACTGCCTCTAAATCGTGAGTTAGCCCAGACGATATTGCTACTCTTGCTGCGCTGAACGTTCTTCATAGGTTTCACAGCCATGTCGACAGCAGAAGCTAGGGCGTCCTTAACGTCGTCGTGGGCTGGGTTACGGCTAGACAGTTCTTCCTCAAGGATTTGAGTGTTACCGCCTCTGTAGTGCCAGATCGAAAGGTTGTCGTAACGAGGCTCAAGGACGGCTGCGATACGCTCTTCCTTACTGCCTTTATTCGGTCGGTACTCTTCGATGGAGATCGACAAACCATGTTGCTTGATGAGTTCTTTAAGCTGCTTCACAATAGCTACCTGAGCCACCGTGACTTCTGCCCTCATCTTCCTGAACGACCACTTATTGCTAAGCTGTAGAATATGGTCGAAGTAGTCACTGATGCGATCCGTACGGAAACGATCAATCTCTAAGACGTAGACGTTATTCTCACCATCGACACCGACGACAACCATAGCAGTGTAGTCAGCTTTCTTGCTAAGGCTAAACGCGAAGTCCACTGCACAGTAAACGTTCAGACGGTGCGTCTTGTAGAACCAGTAACCATTATCAAGGTGGAGATGCTTACGGTCGTAGTACTGAAACTTATCTGAACCTACGGGTACGTTATCTGGGTCCGTAGGATCGTTGTAGTACTGCGCCCTGAACTGTCCTTTGTCGAGGTACTGACCACGCTTCTTAGCTAGAATCTGTTGGTCGAAACCAAACCACTTACCGTCTTTACGTTGTTGACGAGGCCACAGGAACTCACCCGTACCGTCGCCCCTATCTTCTACTGCACGTTCAAAGATTTCGTAGATGTTCTCTTCGCCAACCTTACCACCATCTTTGTCGTACTGATCCTCAATCATCTGCATCAAGTCGTTATACAGATCAATCGGATGGTAGCGAGTGCCTACGACCCACTCACGAGCCTCAGCACCTTCGATGGACGACAACAAAGAATACTGGCTTCTTACTTTGTCACGGCCTTCGTTAGTGTACGCATTCTCATAGACAACCACGTCATCAAGTACTGCAATGTCGCAGTGCATACCAGTAAGGGAAGTAGTGAGGCCACCAGTGAAGATGCTAGGGTCACGTACGTTTTCTTTCTTACGCTGAGGATGGTCTAACGCAATCTCCGAGGTGGTCCAACGAGTACGCTTACCTTCTTCAGGATGGACGTGCTCAGGCCAGTAACGACGATATACCTCAGAGGTAAAGATACCTTTCATAAAGCCTAGCTGCTTCTCCGCAAGGTTAGCCGTAGCAGAGATGTAGAGCACACGCAGCGTAGGATTCTTCGTAAGTTCCCACACAACCCGGTAAGCTACCATACGAGACTTCTGATGGTCACGAGGGAACAGAACGAGTTGGTGAGTCTTGCTGTCTTGACGTGTCCACCAGCCGAGCAACTCAGAGTGACATTGACCAAGGACTTGCTCAGGAGCGACAAGCTTGATAAAGGTCTCTAAGTCAGCCTCGGCAGCTAGACGGATTGTGTCGTTGACTGATAAAGAACTCATGTGACAATAATACCACAGTTGATTTGGTTTGTCAAGGGGTACGTTTTGCCCTTACAGCACTACGCTTTTAGCCAACCGTAAATCTTCTCGGTTTCTTTCTTTCGGTGGTCCAAGCCAATGTACCCACCATTCACTCGCTTCGTGATTTGCTTGATGATGTCGTCACTTACGCCCTTATCTGCGATAGCAAACAAACCATTTTTCTCGAAGAACCACATGGCAGTTTCCATCGCATAGTCAGTTTCGACCAGCGAAGGGTTCTCCATAACTTCAGGCAAACGCATATCAGAGGCAAAGGATCGGTAGTTGTCCTTGCCTGTCAACTGCAAGAAACCACGGCCAATCCAGATGTGCCCCTCGCCTTCTCCGTTGCCCATGCGACCAGAGTAAACCTTGTCAGCCAGAGCCTTGGGGTTACGGGCGTAGGGTGCAGCCTCAGCCACACTCTTGAACCGAGAGGGCCAGACCTTACACATGGTCTCAGCGGAATAATTGAGATTTTCACGGGTGATTTTTAGGCCCCCGCTCTCGTGGCTGGCTTGCCCGAGCAGGTGAGCACCACGTTCAGCAGAGAGCTTAAAGTGCTTAGCGATAGCTCGTGCCGTGTTAGGCCCAAAGGAGCCATCAGCGACGACACCACACTTCTCTTGAAGCTTCTTCATAGCGTCAGACATTACGTTTACAGGCTCTCTATTTGTCGTTACATTCTTGTGCAGGCGGCTCATCGTCTCCACCCTTGTTGCGATTGTTCCCAGCGGCTAGAACGCCACCCAGCGCACCCACTAGGAACGACGTAATAGGGGTCAGAATTGAGAACAGTGCTCTGTCGTTTTCACTCGACTCTCCCAAAGGCTGGGTTACGAATACCAAAGAGTAGAGGATGATAAAGATACTGATGCCAAGGATTAGGGTCAGGGACACCCCTACGAAGTAACGTAGCTTGGCCTCTAGGTATTCAGGGTCAGTCTTTTTCATTCTGATGTTCCCGTTAGGTCAGTGGCGCACATTCGAGTACGTAAGCAAATAGGAGGTTGGCATTCAGGGGAGTCGAAATGGGAGGGCGACTGACATTCATAACGATAAAAGCCATCACCACTGAAGTAGAAAAGTACACCAATGGCAATGACAGACACAGGCCATATCCAATGTTCTAGTACCATCTTACCACCTCTCCAGATAACGACCCCAGAAGTACAGACCAAAGCCAGCGATAACGCTTGTTGCTAAGATAACACCTGTCCAGAGTGCAGCCTCTAGGATACCTTCGATTAACTCTTTGCGACGATAGACCTGTTCGCGCTGTTGCTCTCTTACCCTACGCTCAATAGCTTGGAACTCTAACCATGCGTCGTTACCATAACTGTAGCTGATAAGCTGACGCAATTCCTTACGCTGTTGTTCGCACTGCTTCTGGGCTGCAAAGATGTCAATGGCGCTCTGCTGGGTGTCCTTACCGAACAACGTCTTGAAGACACCCGGTGGTTCATTTGCTTTGTCGGCAGCGTAAGCAATGTCAGAGACAGCTTTACCCCACTCCGAGAGTTGAGATGCCATGTCTTGTATCTCACGGCCAGCCGCAATGCCCTGCTTAAGCATTGAGAAAGCTTTGCTCCCAACGCTGATTGCCATGCCAATGCTAACTGGGTCGAACATTTACAAGCTCCAGAGCATCTCGGGTGTCATGCGTCTGCCTCTTGGATCACCAGATCGCCAGCGTCCACCTGACGCATGATCTCTCCCGCCTTTCTCGCTGCCACAGCGTCTTTGAAGTCGGTAAAGTAACCTAGGTGATGACGCAGGCCATGAACGCGCATGTAAGCAACCCATTTCTGTTTGCTGCGGCTAAAGTGAACGCCGACTTCGCCGCTCTTGTTGGTTTTCGGGACGCCGCAATTCCAAGCGTTTTCAGCAAAGCTGGAGGCCCGCAGATTCTCTATGCGGTTATTTTGCGGGTTTCTGTCAATGTGGTCAACGTGGCTCGGCTCTTGCCCGGTGCACATCTTGAAGATGATCCGATGCTCAAGGTAAAGAACTCCATCAACTCGAACTGTTCGGTAACCGTTTTTACCGAGGCTCCCAGCCAAAGCGCCAGCGCCCATGTTCTTGCACGGTTTAACCTTCCAAAAAAGAGAGCCGTCACGATAGTCCAACTTTTCGCGAAGCTCTTCTGAGGAGAGGTGTATGGGTTTGGCGAAGGTTGTCACTAGACGTCCGCCTCTTGGATTACGAGCGTCCCGGCCTCTACGGCAGCCATAAGGGCCTCGTAGTGACGGTTGCCGGGAGTCAAAGGCACGGACCACTCTTGCCCGTCGATGGTGGCCTTGATGCTGGACGCTTGGCCGCTCAGATTGTCGTTACAGTATTGGGCTGATGTGATGTTCATGATCATAGTTCCGCATCTCCCGCAATAAATCCGCTGCCGCCTGCTGTATAAACATACCCTCCGCTTTTTGCGGTAAACGAAGCCGATGACGCAACCCAACCAATCTGGGCGCTGTTTGTGCCAGCCGCAGTCAAGGCTGTTGAAGACACCGAAATTCCGGTAACTCCATCTGCCACATTCAAACTAGAGAATGAAAATGACGGAGCCGCCCGCATGGTTACAGGAAATGTTTGCATGGTGTAGAGAGTAGTTGTCGAGGCAAAAGCGCCGCTTGAAAAGCCTACGTTGCTGACGCCTCCACCAGCAAGTTTGAAGTAATACCGCTGGCACCGCGCCAACTCAGGCCCCAATTCGGGCTGCTTGTACAGGTCTACCGCCGCCGTGGTGTGAGTGCCAACCTTGATGTGGACGCCCCACAGGTCAACCCCGATGGTCTGGAGGCCGAGGGAGTTGGTGTTGGCATTGAAGTCAGAACCAGCAGAAGTCCAGAACCTAAGCTGGAGATAGTCGTTGCCGTTGGTCCCCAAGGTTTTTCCGCTGATCGACGGCACGGCAAACGTCAGCGCAAACGCAGCCCAAGACCCCGTGAGAGTAACGGTTTGCGGCGAGACAAAAACCCGAGAGGACGGAGAACCGCCAGTGCCAAAGTCCTGAATGCACTGCACAGCCACGTTGCCCGAGCCAGACGAGCGGCGCATCCAGCCAAGGACCGTAATGGTCTGCCCAGCGTAGTTGCGGACGCCTTCAATGCTTTGCACTGTGATGGCATACTGTGCAGCAGTCGATTGCCCGCTTACCGATTGGCGAAGAAAGAACGATGGGTTGTTGTTGCCAAACGTGTCGCCAAGGGTGAACGCCTGACGGGACTGCGAGAAGCTGCCACCAGAAAATTCACTATACCAACGGTCAGGTAGATACCCCGACGCCGTGCTACTCGTCCCCCGCTGCCAGAAGTCGAAGGCCCCGTTGATGATGCGGTTCTCAGGGTCAAGAACACCGGGGCGCAGAGGCACAGTGTTGATCGTAGCCGTGTTGCCACCAGAGGCGTCGAGGATCGCGTTTGTGCGGAGCGTGGACATTAGTTGGCCTCCTCGGTCGGGTAGGGATAACGTGCCTCAATTTCTGCGACCTTATCAAGCCATGCTTGCTGCGCAACTTTGCCACGCTGAGCTTGGAAGAATAAGGCATCAGCTTCTTCCCTGTAGGCCAATGCGCGGTTAATCTTCTGCTGCTCAAGCGACGGGATAGGATTTGCGGGGCTGGTCGAAGCTTCTGACATTATTTGACCTCCAATGCGGTAATGCGGTGAGTCATCCTGTTACACCGAACTATAGTGCAGAGAGACAATGATGCGGGTTTGGTTGGCGTTTTGCGACGAGTTTGGCCCAACATAAAACTTTGTCCCTGCTGTGACAGAAAGAGAAACGGTCTTTGTCTGGGAGCGTGTGCCAGCAGCAGTTCCTGTGTATGTGTCAAGAGCGACAAAAGACCCACCACCAATCACATAACCAAACTGCTCAACAACGTTATCCTGAGCGCCTTGGAGGTATTGGTAAATAATGGAGGTGATGGTCACGTCATAGGGAAACGTCACAAACGTCATGAACGTTCCGCCGTTCTTGAAATCGTTGCCGTCACCCGGCCCAATAGCAACAACCGACTTAGTGCCGATGATTTTACCATTAGCGTCAGCATAGACCACAGTCCCCGTCGCATCCGGCAGCGTCAGCGTCCGATCCGTGTTGCTATTGGGCGAGGCGAGGGTGAAGTTCCCCGTGCCAGAGGCGTTGCCCGAAAGTGTGATGCGGCTCATTGTGCGGCCTCCTTGAGTGCAGCAACTTCAACTTCGAGGGCTTCAATGCGGGTCATGGCCTCTTGCAGAGCCTTCAAGGTGGCGTAGTGCAGATCAGCCTCATAGATCGACTTGAGCGGTACGCCATCATCAGGCATGTCTCCAAAGCCGTCTGAGTTGACAAACTCAGGTGCCACGCTCTCGACTTGTTGGGCGATGACGCCGATGTTGTCGTCTTCGTGCGACTGATCCCGATACTTGTAGGTGACTACCTCAAGCGCCTTGATCTTGTCCCAGTATGAGCCGAGAGGGGCAATGTCGATCTTTACCCGCTCGTCAGACAGGTTGGTGTTGTTGGCGCTGTAGTTCCTGATGCCACCATTGTCTGCAACATAGAAGCGATACCCATTATTGACCGCATTCTGGTTATAAAGGTGGTAAGTGTTTTTTGCGCTAGCCGTGTTGAACGTGGCGTAGACTTCACCATCCGGCGAGATTGAAGCCCCAGTTCCCGGCGAAGCTGGAGTTCCTCTTGTGGTCTGTCCGACAAGGAGCGTCCCGGAGCTGTCGATGCGGGCGCGTTCTGACGGATTTACGTTGTTCGTTGTCGTCGTGCTGAAGGTAATTGTTGAGCCGCCAGCCTCAGAACTCAGATTTATATACGCTGCGGCCTTACCTGTGTCTGCAAATATCCCGTCGTGAGGGCGGCGATTAACTGAAATTTGCCCAACACTGCCGGATGTGCCGACAAACGTAGGGGTGAGAGACCCATCAATTTCAAAAGACTGATCGGAGGAGCCGCCCAAATGCAGCTTAACCGCAGGGCTTGTCGTCCCAATCCCCAGCCGCCCATTTGCATCAAACCGAGCAACTTCAGCCCCGCCTTCCGCGAAGGCAATCGTATCAGCCGCAGGGAAGAACACCCCGGTGTTGGTGTCCTCGCCCTGAACCGCAGGGGTGCCAGCACTGCCGTTGGTGCCAGAAATTCCGGTAGTACCATTGATAAGGACGGTCATAGGATCACCCAATTAGAGCCAGTAGGGATGGTGACGGTTACACTAGAGTTAACAGTGATAGGGCCTGCGCTAAGGGCGTTCTTATTGGCCGAAATGGTGTAGTTACTGGTTACAGTCTGACCGTTCTCAATAAAGACTTCATCCGTACCGCCACCAGTTGCACCACCACCGACAGAACCCCAAGAGGTACCGTTGTACCCTTCAAACTTAGCGACATCAGAGTTAAAGCGGAAGAAACCTGCAGACGGAGAGCCATCACGTTGTGCCTCAGCACCAACAGGAATCTTAGCCGACCCAGTGTCAGAAGTCTTTTCTACCCGATCCGCGTTAACGAACGTTTTGATCTGAGTGCCTGTGACCTTCTTAGAGGTAAGGCTATCATTGACCTCGAACTCCTGCGTACCAGAAGCAGAAGCGGCGGCTGGTAGTTGGCTGATCTTTACGTTAGCCATGAGTTAGTAAATCCTTTTCCATCTTCCAGTGAGATACTTGTAAGCCTTCTCAGGAACGACCCAATCATTCTCGTATTTGACGTACGGTACAGCACGGAGCCAAGAGGACTGATACTTAGCGTACGGTTCACTGACGAAGAGAACGACAGAAGGTTGAGAGATTATGGACCCGTACGCCGTGTTAGGTTGGAACCCAGAGACGATACGAGTATCACCTTCCTCAGTAATCCTTACGTCACCATTCTCAAGCAGTCTGATTACGTTTTCATCTTCTTGGTCGAATAGTCCGTACGCTACCAGCTTAGGTGTCGCAGAGAAGATACCCTCAGCTTGGATATCCGACGCACCTGCAAACTTGAACCCTGCGACAGAAGCGATAGAAGACGCACCAGAGAGGCTAGTCGCACCGGGCTGAATCCTTACTCCTGAAGAGGAGAGTGTGCCTGTAGCGATCCCTACGTGCGCTCCTGAGGCTACTAGGTCACCATCTACACTAGTAGTACCTTGGCCGTTAAGAGCACTACGACCAAAGAGAATAGCTTCGCCTACAAGGAGGGTGCTACCCGTTGACGACAAACTGACTGAAGCTAGTATCGTAGCGTTACTGACAGCAGACAGTGAGCCTTGAGCCGTTAGGTCTGCAAAGCCATCATAGAACTTCTCGGTGACCCTAGAATCCCCATCTTCAAGGATACGAAGGTCACCACCCTCTGTTACACGATAGCCTTCCATCCTAACCTCCTATGGATTAGGCGATGGTAAGGTCGATATTACCTGTAGCAAATTCCAGAGTATCACCGTCAGCAATAGTCTTCGAAGCCGTCATAGCACCGTGCCACAGCAGGTTACCAGAAGTGGAGGCGTCGTGGATACCGATGTGAGTAATCGTACCCCAGCTACCGCCAGCAGCCGTAAAGGTCACAGCACCTGAGTTAGAGGTTGTACCACCGGGGGTCGATGCCGCATCAAACGCTACAGTCTGACGCGAATAGCCATTACCCGACACCTCAGTGCCACCACCCGAGTCAGAAGGGGCAGCGGTGTACAGGGCGACGTACCAAGCAGTAGGACGAGTAGCACTACCAGTGGTCATTAACCAATCCAGTAGGAGCTTCTCCGAGTAGTCAGATAGAGCAGCCATATGATCCAGCCTTATGCAGTTGTGACTTTGAACCAGATATCCCCGTCAACACCACCCGAGGGAGGAAGAGGACTGATTGTCGTTTTATTAACCAACGTGAATACGTCGACACCACCAATAGTCAGGCCACCAGCATTCAGGATGTCGTAGCCGTTCATGTCGAAGTCAGCGTTCATAGCGTTAGGCAGGCTACCGTCCAACGACACAGTATTGTCAAAGGCATCACGCAGAGCTTGGAAGTTCTGGTTGATCTCCGTCGTGGAGTTAAAGCCTGACGTAACGTTGTTGATGGATGGTTTCTTAGCCATGACGTTATTGAACCTTGATCCCTAGACGCTCCGCATCCTCAGAGAGTAGCGACAGAGCCTGCTGATTCATCTCTTCTTCTTCCTTGGCCTTCAGTTTCTCTTTAGCCTTGGAAGCACTCTTGTCGTCAAGCCACCCACGCTCCAAAAGAAGCTTAGCAGCACCAAACGAAGAACGACCACCCGTACGCATCTCATCTGCGATAGAACGAATAGCCTCAGACTTAATCTTAACCTCGACTTCCTTACGCCACGCCTCTACGTCTTTCTTAATGTAGTTGCTATTGGACAGTTGAAGCCAAGTCTCCCACGAACCGAAGACCGCCCAAGCGAAGGTGTACTCCGTAGGGTCTGTGACACAGAACGACAAATACAGCTTACGCAAGGAGGTGTACGTCTTACCCTCACGCACAATGTCAGCTTCCTTGAGGGTGAAGATAACGTGCTCAGGTTCAAAGTACGAAAGCTCCCAGAAGAGAGACTTGGTGCGTAGCTTGCCTTGTGACGTACGTAGCTGAGTCTCTGTGAAGAGCACGGTTTCTCTACCTTATGAGATGAACGAATCACTTGTGGCAATTATACCACAGTAGAAATACGTTTGTCAACCCCCTATCCTCCATGCTCTGATTACGACACAGATGATCTGTATACGACAAAGATAGGGCTTGACAGAAGTGAAAAACCAGTGTATAATAAAACTGTCCTTTGGCGGACCCTAGTATATACTCTATAGTATTCTTCTCCTTAAGGTTCACTCCTACGTAATACTTAAGGAGAAGCTACAGATTCTGCCATAGGTTGGCCTTAGGTCAGACTGATGCGGATTACTCGAAGAGTAACTGTAAGATTCCATCGTAGTACGTAAGTACAGCGTCTGTAAGATATCCAATACCTAAGCACTACTCATGCACCCCTATGGTTCACTCCGTAGGGGTTTCTTTATTTGTCGTCTCCACTGAAGCATAGCGTAGGGGTACCCTGTGGGTCTAGGAATTTTTATGAGAAAATCTTTAGGTGCAATGTACGTACAGAGGCTACCCGCGCGACCCCCCGCCTCCGGGTCCACCAACGTGATCACAAATGCACCCCCACCCCTAGTTTTGTTATCACATTCGTGTATTCGCATGTGTGCATGTGTGCATTGTGGTATCAGGTTACCCCATGTTACATTATAACATTGTTGAGGCAAAACACCTCACACACATTCAACTTCCCGCATGTATCTGATTACATTCAAAGATTCATATGTGTGCACCTACGCACAGACCTGAACGATACACATTCACATATCCGCATGTTTGCACATGTGTTCGATCAAGCTTGCCAAGGTATCATATGCAAGAATCTGCATCTGTTGTCGTCTCTACCCGTGAACAAAACGTGAAAACGTCGGGAAGGCCCCAAATAGCCCCGTACAGCGCAATCTACCTTTCCGGCCACCCTGATACCTAAAAACTAATGTTCGACATTCACCCCCTGTTTGTTCTCGTTCTGTTCTCGTTCCGTTGTCATGTTCCGCTTACGTTCCCCTTACGTTCTCATCCCTCGCGTGTGCGTGTGCGCTGGTGCGCCTAGGTGTGCGCGTGTGTGCCTGTGTGCGCGTGATGCGTGCATGATGCGTGCGCGTGTTCCTTCCCCCAACAGAAGGGAGCTATGCAGCCAGTGCATATCCGGTATGCAAAATTAGCTGTAGTATCTTCTGAAAGTATGTCGTTCTCTGTGTCCAAGGAAGACGAAACACAGACAGACAGAAGGAAGACAGAGATGAAAGCTTGGGTATCGGTTCAGAAGTTTGGCGACTACGAAACATGTGTCGAATTGTGCGAGTATATCAACAGCACCACCCTTTATCATGCCATCCTTGGCAGCAACGGGAACCCTGTCATTCAGTGCAGACAGTATGAGCTTGGGCAATTGCTGGCAATCTTGGCAGCCGACGAAAAGACAAACTGGATCGAATACACAGTGCAATTCGAATGCTGACCTTTGGTGACTAGCCTTGCGGGGCTAGCATCCTAAGGACAACACAACGCAACATAAGGAGCGACAAGATGAACCAGCCGACGACAGACAAGGCCAAGCGCCTAGCAAGTGAAGCAACATTGATTGGTGTCGTTTGTGGTGTTCCCTTCTACGAAAGCCCGACACATGGCGACGAAAGCCCCTTGATCTACATCAACAAGGAAGGGAAGGCTAAGCTATCCGACCATTGGGAATTGCCTAGCTATGACGAGTTGCCAACAGACGCAATCTATTGAGGACAGGCAATGTTCACCTCAATACTACTAGTCGCAATCATGGCGGGCTTTGTTGGCCTTGTCGTAACACAGGAATAAGGGGAAACACTATGCAATACAATGGCTGGACTAACAAAGAGACGTGGCTTGTCAACCTATGGATCGGGGACAACCTAGCTGAGATGCAAGGGGAAGGCACAGAGATATCGGGACATACCGTCAAGGCCCTAGTGGTTAAGTGGCTGGACTATGCCCAAGGGAATGACGTTGAGTCGGGCTTGCTTGTCGACCTGCTAAACTGTGCCTTGGCATCCATCAATTGGGAAGAAGTGGCAAGCCATTATAAGAATGATTGACAGAGTTTTGCCCATGTGCTGAGGTGTATGGGCAATGCTAAGGCAATCTTAAACACAAGGGGACATGCTATGTCTTGGAAGGGCAATCTGTTGCGGTCCGGTGGCGACGCAAAGACAGTCAAGGGCAATGGTTCAGAGTATCTGACGGCTATCATGTATCTGACGCCTTGGAAGTCTGCAGGCATTAACGTCTGCCCTATGGCGGAACAGGCACAGTGCATTGAGGGTTGCCTTAACAGCGCGGGACGTGGGCAAATGTCTAGCGTCCAGCTAGGGCGGGCAAGGAAAACGCAATGGTTTGCTAGTGACCGTCAAGGGTTCATGGCGCAGCTAGTCTCTGACCTAGAATCCTTTGTGTCGTATTGCGCTAAGCGCGGCATCCACCCTTGCGTTAGGCTGAACGGGACTAGTGACATTCGATGGGAATTGATCGGGGTCAATGGCTTTCGCAATGTCATGGAAGCTTTCCCGATGGTGACCTTTTATGACTATACTAAGATTGCTAATCGTAGGGGCTTGCCTGCGAATTACCATCTAACGTGGTCGTATAGTGAGGCGTCAAAGGCCTATGCTATTCAGTCTGCGATTGCCGTAGCTAACGGGCTTAACATTGCGGTGGTCTTTAGACGCAAGGGTGACATCCCTACGGAATTTCTAGGGTTGCCCACGATTGATGGTGACCGTGACGATATGCGCTTCCTTGACCCTAAGGGTGTCGTGGTGGCACTGTATGCCAAGGGCAAGGCTAAGCAAGATCAATCCGGCTTTGTTGTCGGCTAACATAAGGGAAGGGAAAGATCATGGACCATATTGCAATCATGTATGAGGCTAAGTTTGAGGCCCGTAAGGTAGGGCAAGCTTTCCTAGACGAATACTATGGCGGGCAAGATGCAGGCATGTGTGGCTTTGCATGGGTGAACGTCAGACCTATGAATAAAGGCAACACTAAGGCGGGCAAGGAAGAACGCAAGGTGCTTAGGGCCATGGGCTTTGAGCTAGATTGGACGGGCAAAGAGTTTCAGTTGTGGAACCCTTCGGGCTTGGGTTGCCAGAACGTTGATGCTAAGTATGCCGGGGCAAAGGCTGCAGCTAGTATCCTAAGGGAACATGGGTTCAATGCTTCGGCTGGTTTGCGGTTGGATTAATCGCAGCGCAGCGAGAACACTTATCAGATAGGGAAGGGAAAGAGAATGGACAAGGATAGACTGTTGTCGTTTCTTGATGATCTAGCGTATGACCTCAAGGTGGTGCAGGCTAATGCGTCACAGGCTAAGCAGGATGCGTTCAGGTCTTACGATGTGGCGGATGCTGTCGACGGATTGGATGGCGTGATGGATAGCGTCAAGGCTATTAGGGATAGCATCCTGAACGTCAAGGAAGACTTGGAATATCGGGCTGTAATGGAGAGGGTCAGGAAATGAAAAGGGAAATTGACTACTTCGACACAGAGGTGGAGGCTGTTGCTGAGGGTGAACGCTGCAAGGCTTTACTCTATGGCTATGGGTATCGGTATCAGGTATACCATACGGATGATGGGTGGGTCTTGGATTCCACCAGATACACAACCTGCGATTGAACATAAGGAGACGACAAATGCTACCTGAAATGACACTGGCTAACGTGCGGGACTTCATGATTATCATGTGGGTTGCGCTACAGGGATTCGGATGGTTCCACCCTACTTCCTATGGTATCTTCCAAGCACAAGTAGAGGAAGCTTACCTTGAACATGCAGAACGTCTTGGATACTGGGAGGAATGAACGTGGTGCATGTCAAGTATCTCAAAGAGCCTAAGCAGGCTAGGTTTCCCTCAGGTGATCCTAACCTTACGTGCCTCACTAAGAAGCGTGGTGACCTACGCAAGGCTGTAGAGGATGCAGAGTGGCTAGGGGAGGCTGAACGTCTCTCCAGCATGGAAGAAGAACTGTTCTGGGTAGAGGATCAGATCGCCAAGGGTTACCTCTATGAACCAAACTTCTGATGTCGTCATGATCCTAGTGACTGTTGCAGTAATGTCACGCATTGATCTCGTCGTCTACTTTCTTTATCGGGTCTTCAGATAGCTGTTGACGGATCAGAAAAAGTTGCTACCCTAGGGCTTGTCCCTGACAAGGGTTCTATATGTCTATTCCCTATAGGTCAGGCCATAGCAGATGGCACTAACGTAAGGACTAACGTAAATGACTAACACTAAATCTCTACCTTCTGTCGATTACCTACGTAAGCGCCTACGTTATGAGCCTGAGACAGGTAAGCTCTTCTGGCTGGACTACGAAGGTATGCCTAACAATTGGAGGGCTAGGTTCGTGGGTAAGGAAGCCTTAACTTCTTACTCTAACGGCTATCTGTTAGGTGGTATCGGTGGTGTGTTGTTCCTAGCGCATCGTGTTGCTTACGCAATCCACCACGGGAAATGGCCAGACGATCAGATCGACCACATCAACGGTGTAAGGGACGACAACCGTATCAACAATCTTCGCGTCGTAAACCAGCAAGAGAATCTTCGTAACTCAAACATGAAGAGGAATAACACGAGCGGAATTACAGGGGTGGTTTTTTCTAAACCTAGGGGTAAGTGGCTTGCTCGGATAGGTGTCGGTTACCGCAGAATACACATTGGATACTTCGACACCCTTGAGGAAGCGGCAGCGGCCCGTAAGGAAGCAGCAGCCAAGTATGGGTTCACTGAACGTCATGGCACTAAGGCGGAGGAAGTAGAATGACTAATCTAACACATAAGCCTTGCCCCTATGTTGACTGTGGCAGCACTGATGCTTTCTCATGGGACGACGACAAGGGTTGTGGTAAGTGCCACTCCTGTGGTAAAGGTTATCCTAGTCGTAAGTGGCCTAGGTTTGATTGGGCCTCAGAAGAATACCCTACGCACCACATCACAAGAGAGGATGCAGCCAACATGAATACCCCTACGCTATCTGTCGTTCAGGAAGAGTTCCTTACGCCCGTCTATCGGTCGATGCGTTCGATCTCCGAAGACACCATGCGCTTCTATGACGTTAAGACTATGGTGAATGCTGACGGAGAGAGCGTCAAGCAGGCTTATGTCTACCCGTCTGGTGGTCGTAAGGTAAGAACCCTGCCTAAGTCTTTCCGTGCTGAGGCTGGCCTTAAGGGTGACGAGTTGTTCGGCATGGACAAGTTTAATGCTGGCAGTGCTAAGGCTGTCGTCATTACCGAGGGTGAGCTTGACGCTATGTCGGCCTTCCAGATGCTTGGGGGCAAGACGCCTTGCGTAAGTATCCCGTCAGCGACCCCTAGCCAGAAGCTCTTTGAGAAGTGTAAGGAGTGGCTTGACAGCTTCGACAAGATTTATGTGTCGTTTGACAGTGACAACAAGGCTGAGGGTGTGGCTGAGAAGCTTGCTAACCTCTTCCCTAACCGGGTGTACGCTATCCCTCACGACAAGTACAAGGATGCCAATGAGTTCCTTGAGGCGGGTGCGCGTGAGAGCTATCGCAATGCGTTCAGCCATGCGAAGAAGTTTATCCCTGAGAACATCTTCAACACCCCCGACCAATTCTTGTCGATCCTCCATGACGATGATGATAGTAGTTATGTGTCGACAGGTATCCAATCGCTTGACGACGTGATCCTTGGTCTCATGCGTGGTCACTTCACAGTGTTTCAAGCACCCGAAGGTATCGGCAAGACGGAGTTTATGCGCTATCTGGAATACTCCCTGCTGACCCAGAACGACGACATCAAGATCGCTATCTGCCACATGGAAGAGGTGAAGAAGCGCAGCCTGTTGGGTCTGGTGTCGTATGAGCTTAAGAAGAACGTGACCCGTAAGGACTTGATCCATAACCAGACCGAAGTGGATCAGGCTATTATGAAGCTGTCGGGTGATGAACGCCTGTACCAGTTTACCTTGGGTGTCGACGAAGACCCTCTGGAGATTCTGGAGCGTATTCGTTTCCTGACTGAGGCGTGTGGCGTAAGCTACATCTTCTTCGAACCCATCCAAGACCTTGCGTATTCGCGTCAGGGTGACGAGAGTGTAGAACAGTTCCTCTCCCAGTTGTCGACCAAGCTTGCTCGTATCTCCGCTGAGCTTAACGTAGGGATCGTGACCATTGCACATGAGAATGATGATGGGGCTATCCGTGACTGCCGCATGATTGGTAAACGTGCATCTGTCGTCATTAAGCTTGAGCGTGACAAGATGGCCAAGGATGATGAAAGCCGTAACACTACCAAGCTTCTTGTCGTCAAGAATAGACCGACAGGTTCCACAGGCTACGCAGGGCAATTGTTCTTCGATAGCGAGACGTTCACCCTCTCAGAGAAGTTTATGTAACATGCAGCTTTTACCTACGATCTGCGCTATCCTCTACACCCTCGGTGCCTTCCTCTACTACCTGCACCAGATAACCATTCTCTACTTCAAGGAGGTCGACGACTACAGTGAGGCTAAGGTTCTGACTAACGCAGTGATCTGGCCTTGGCGTACACTAGAGATCGTGGTAGATTACGTCATTACGATGAACAGAAGGGATGAAGACGATGAGTGACGCAGAACTGATCGCACGGCTGCTGGACTGGGAGGAGTACGACGAAGGCAAGATCAACGATGCCCGCGAAGCCGCCGCCGACCGCATCGAAGACCTGACTGCCGAGAACGCAAAGCTGCACGACCACATTGAAGGTGTAGCTAAGAACACCCACAAGATCATGGTAGGGTATGAAGCCAAGCTGGCGAAGGTGGAAGCTGGGCTGCGCGACATTGCTAAGCGCGATGAGCAAATGATCTGGGGCGAAGACTATGAGGTGGAAGAAGCATTCAAAGATATGCGCGACATCGCCTACGCCACCCTCGCAGAGATCAAGAGTGGCGTAGCCACGACGCCCTACGGGCTAGAAGGAGAGAGCCATGAGTGAGAACGAACCCTTCCAAGTTGTCGTCACTAACGTCGAGGAGCATGAGGATGGTGCAGCTACCTACTCATTCGCTATGGACGACAAAGCTCAGGTAGAGATAGCGAATATCGGCCTAGAGTTTATGCTCTACTGTGCCTCTTACGGACTAGACCTGCAGTATGTGCTAGAGAACCTTAAGCTCATTGCAGACCACCAAAATAACGTAGGCACAGATAGTGGGGAGTGAAGACAAGAGGACAGTATTGACACACCATGCCGTACCGTGGTCTACATGTAAGCCTGTGGTCGTCAAGGTGACGTTACCTAGAGAGCCGTGGTCTAAGGAGAAGGACGATGAATAACTTCGGGACTTGGTGGGAGCGAAGGGGTTGGTGGTTCGCACGTAAGCACAACCTAAGTGAAGAAGTCGTAAAGGAGATATGGGATGAAGTGTGTCGCTATGGATATCGAGACTGACGGGCTGGACCCTACGCGCATCTGGGTGATCTGCTCGAAGGACTTGGACACAGGGGAAGTCATGCAGTTCCTCAACCCATCCCATGTCGTCGAAGAGAAGGAACGCTTCATTGCTTATTGCAACACTGTTGACAAGTTTGTCTTCCACAATGGCTTGGGTTTTGACGTACCTGTTCTTCATCGTCTTATTGGCAGTGCTTGTGTTCCTCTTGCTAGCGTCATTGATACTCTTATTGTATCTCGAATGATCGACTACGACATCAAGGAAGGACACAGCTTGAAGGCATGGGGTATCCGCCTCGGTCTCCACAAGGGTGAACACAAGGATTGGTCTAAGCTCTCGCAGGAGATGATCGACTACTGCCACCAAGACGTTCTGGTTACCTGTGCTCTATTCGAACGCTTCCGTAAGTTTATCTTCGACAAAGAGATGGCGATGGGCTTACGTTGTGAACACGATATCCAAATCCTCTGCGAAGAAATGACGACCAATGGGTTCAAGTTTGACAAGGAGAAGGCTGAGGAGTATCTGGCTGAGGTCACTGAACGTATGAACGAACTTGAGGCTGGCTTCCAAAGGGACTTCCCTGCTAAGCTTCAAGAGGTACACAGGGTCAAGTTCAGGGTAAAGCAGGACGGGTCACTGTACTCCACTGTTGTCGATGCTAAGAAGAAATACCCTGTCACTCACGTCGATGGAGAAAACTTGATCTGCAAGGATTGGGTACCCTTCGACCCTGCATCACCCCGTCAGCGTATCGACAGATTGTGGGAAGCAGGATGGACACCCGTAGACAAGACAAAAGGACACATAGAGTATGAGCGTGAGCAACGGATCAAAAACAAGTCCAAGTGGCAAGGACGAGGAAGATGATCGTGGAGCTAAGTTTGCCCGTTACGGGTGGATGTGCAATGAGATGAATCTGTCGACCCTCCCAGAGGATGCACCTGATGGCGCTAGGAACCTATCGGAGTGGCTCACCCTTGAGGGTCGTAGATCAAGTCTTGTCGAATGGCTGGGCCACGTTAAGGAAGACGGACGCATCCACGGTAGGTTCACCCACATTGGGGCATGGACGGGTCGTATGGCTCACTCAGCACCTAACCAAGCGAACATCCCTGCAGCCTTCCACGGCACCGCTAAGAGCATGGTCGACAAGGTGAAGGAGAAGTACGACGGGAAGATGCGTGGGCTGTGGGGTGTTGAGGCTGGTAACTGGCTCGTAGGCACTGACGCTGAGGGTATCCAGCTACGCATCCTTGCCCACCTGATGAAGTCTGAGGAGTACATTCACGCTATCGTCAGTGGACGTAAGGAAGATGAGACAGATATCCATAACCTGAACAAACGGGCTTTGGGTATGTCGCATGTGACTAGGGATATGGCCAAGACCTTTATCTACGCCTTCCTCCTCGGGGCAGGTAACGACAAGGTGGGGCAGATTCTCAAGGTCAGTGCTAAGGAAGCGGGTCAGGCTGTCGAAAACTTCATGGAGAGTATCAACGGTCTGAGTCGTCTAAAGAAGCAAGTGATCCCTCACATCGCAGAGATGGGTTGGTTCAAGGGCTTGGACGGACGCAAGGTCAAGGTTCCTAACGAACACAAGACACTTGCAGGGTTGCTACAGAATGGTGAGGCTGTCGTCATGAAACATGCGGCGCTTAGCTGGACAAACTCCGCAAGAGAAGCAGGGATTAAGTTCAAGCTAGTCACGTGGCCGCACGATGAATGGCAGACGGAAGTGTACGGAGACAAGGAGCAGGCAGAGTTACTGGGTTCCATCCAACGTCAGTCCATTGTTGACACCGGGGTAAAACTCAGTATACTGTGTCCTCTCGCAGGATCGACTGATATCGGTCGCAATTGGTTTGACACCCACTAAAGGAGACGACAAATGGGTAAGACGAAAATTGGTGTGTTCGAAGGTGAAATCTACTGGGCGCGTGTGTTCCCCGGTAACATGGACGACAGTGAATACCACAAGGCCACGGAAGGCCAGTACAACTGCATGTTCGTTCCGAAGGACGAAGAAGAATTGCAGAAGATGCTCAAGCTTGGTTTCCCTCAGAAGTCTATGGGTAACCCTATGGTCCGTGAGATCGAAGCTGCAGGTGGTCGTAAGGGCATGAAGCTCAAGCGCCCTAACGTTCACGCTAAGATCGAAGACTTCGGCGGTGCTCCTGTGGTTACCCACGGCAAGACCGACAAGGCTTGGGACATGGACATTGACGGTGAGCTTGGGAATGGCACTAAGGTTGCCGTTCAGATCAGCATCTACGGAGAAGGTTCCACTGCCTCTGTGCGCCTTGAGAAGGTAGGCGTCCTTGAGTTGGTGCAGTTCGAAGCCTCTGGCGCTATCGGCTGGTAATCAAACTAAGGGGGAGCGAAAGTTCCCCCTAACCCTCAAGGAGAACGTAATGGGCGCAGAAACTACAATCTGGGTAGAGGTGGAAATACCCGTTAAGTTCTGGAGAGAGTCTTATGGTGCTACTGGGGCTGATGCCTTGGATAATGCTGAGATTAGTAAGGGAGAGAGACTGACTGGTCGATACACCTACAACCTAGAGGATACAGAGGAGACCACCTAATGATTACTGCTACGTATATCGACCACATGGGAAGTGATCTGTCTGTCGTCAACGCAGCACGGGTCAGCTTCGGTAAGAAGAGTGAGGGTGTACTTTCTTGGGTTGCTTATGGTGACAAGCTGGCAAAGCCTGTTTTCGTCCCTAATGAAGCGGACACCAAGCTGATCCACTACCTCGCTAACCACGGACACTACTCACCCTTCGGCCACTGCTTCGCATCCTTCCACATCAAGGCACCTATCTTCGTAGCCCGACAACTGGTCAAGCATGAGTACCTGCGTATGAACGAGATCAGTCGTCGTTATGTCGATAGTGAACCTGAGTTCTATTTACCTGACGTGTGGCGTGGTAGGGCTAAGGACAAGAAGCAAGGCTCTGCGGGTGAAGTTAAGTTACCTTACCTTGTACCGCACGAGTTCTATAAGTCAGCCCTATACGAGTATGAAACACTCCTTGAAGCTGGTGTCGCCCCTGAAATGGCTCGTATGGTTCTGCCTCAGTCGATGTACACCGAATGGTACTGGTCAGGTTCGATGGATGCCTTCGCTAACATGTGCAACCTACGTCTCAAGGAAGACACTCAGTACGAGACACGGTTGGTAGCACAACAGATCGACAAAGTAATGGGTGAGTTGTACCCTGTTTCATGGAAGGCTCTGGTTCATCATGGCTGATCTGCTTACACGACTTAAGGATTGGGAGAAAATCTACCCTGAGGATGAGTACAAGCCAGAGGGACACTTGTTCGAAGAATCTTATGACGCACTCACCAAAGCAATCACTAAGCTAGAGGCCATCAAGGTTTGGGTAGAACATTTGGGTTGTTACACGGACCCTGAGCACATTCCAGTACCTGTCTTCCGTGACCTACCTGAACTTATCAAGGAGCTAAAAGCATGAACCAAGATGTCTACGACCTGTTCGACGAATTTCTCCTGAGTGATTTTGTCGACAACCTAGTCACCTACCGTATCCGTGAGACTATCCTTGGGCTTCGCCTCTCTATCGACGCCCTTGAGTTTCGTAACCGTACGCAAGGTGGATTGCCTAAGGCTCTACGGGAAGACCTTGATGAGCACTGGGAAGACCTAGACAGTATGGTCCGTGCTTACATCTACTTCTCAGGGGACTACCAGATGGAGCATATCCCCGAGTGGACCCACAAGGATGTGCCTCAGGATACACCGGGGTGGGACTACTGGAACCAAGGTGATATCAAGTGAGGGTTCTGGTAGATGGGGATATCGTAGCGTACAGGGCAGCTTACTCTACCGAAGGTGAGACAGCAGAGACAGCTAAAGAGAAAGCTGACGAACTGATGGACAACATTGCCTTCGACACAACGAAAAGAGGGGAAGAGTTGGAGGTGTTCCTCACGGGTAAGGGAAACTTCCGCTACGATCTATCCCCTACGTACAAGGCTAACCGTAAGGATACACCACGTCCTGAACACCTAGGTCTCGTACGTGAACATCTTGTTGAGGCGTGGGATGCTGTCGTCAGTAAGGGCCAAGAGGCTGATGATCTGATTGCTATTCGAGCCACAGAGCTTGCCTACGACTGCACCATTGTGTCGACAGATAAGGACTTCAAACAAATCCCCTGTCGTCACTACAACCCGAACAAAGGTGAGTGGACATCCGTAGGTGAGTTCGAGGGTACCATGTTCTTCTACTCCCAGATCGTTATGGGTGACAGAGCGGACAACATCGAAGGCATCCACGGTATCGGACCTGTGAAGGCTAAACGTCTCTTGTCGGAATGCACTACGGAGCAAGAGTTGTACGACAAGGTTCTAGGTGCTTACGACAACGACGAGGAACGTGTACTCACTAACGCCCGTCTCCTGTGGCTACGACGCAAAGAGGAAGACGTATGGTACCCGCCAAATCAAAGATAAGGCAGAAAGCACTCAAGGCTGGCTATCGTTCTGGCCTTGAGGAAACCGTAGCGGATCAGCTTAAGAAGCTAGGCGTAAGGGCTGAGTACGAGACGACAAAGATCAAGTACAGGGTAGAGGAGGACAGAACGTACACCCCAGACTTTATCTTACCGAATGGTGTCGTCATTGAAACCAAGGGTAGGTTCGTAGCTGCAGACCGAAAGAAACATCTTCTGATCCGTAAGCAGTATCCAGAGCTTGACATTCGCTTTGTCTTCTCTAATAGTAAGGCTAAGCTAAGTAAAGCGTCTAAGACTACTTACGCTGCATGGTGCATCAAACACGGCTTCCTCTACGCCGACAAGGAGATACCGTTAGAATGGCTAACGAAGTAAAAGTCCACCGGATCATTGAGGGTCCGTTCGAGAGCGACGACGAGGATGAAGTCTGGATGCTTTGCCTTGCGGAAGAAGATGGAGAGCTTACGGAGATTGAAGTCTACTTCGACACCTTCGACGAAGCTTACGCTTTCAAGCACCACTTCACTAAGAGTATCGAACCCATCATCCTAGCTAACGACACAGGGGATCACTAACCACCATGAAAACTCACCTCGTCATTGGCGACCCCCACGCCCACCCTGACTACTCTAACGCACGGGCTGATTGGTTGGGTAAGCTGATCTTGGACCTCAAGCCAGAGGTTGTCATCAACATGGGAGACACTGCGGACCTAGCGTCCATGTCCTCATTCGACAAAGGAAAGGCATCCTTCCACGGGCGTAATTACCAGAAGGACATTGAGGCCCACCTAGACTTCCAAGATCGTATGTGGCACCCCATCAAGAAGGCGAAGCGTAAGCTACCCCATCGTGTCGTCCTTGAGGGTAACCACGAGAACCGCATCAAGAAGGCTATCCAGTATTCCCCTGAGCTTGAGGGTGATCGCTTCGGGGTCTCGTTCAAGAACCTAGCCTTCGATGACTACTACGATTCTGTTGTCGAATACGATGCGTCTACCCCCGGTGTGATTAACCTAGACGGGATCGACTACTGCCACTACGCTGTCTCAGGTGTATCTGGAAGGGCTTTGTCGTCAATTCACCACGGGTATGACCTTACGGTTAAACGTCACACTTCGACTACCGTAGGCCACAGCCATCTGTTCGACTACCATGTGAACCGTGATAGTAGTGGACGTGTTAGGATGGGTCTTGTGGCTGGTGTTTACCAAGACTATCGTAGCCCTTGGGCAGGAGACATCAACTCGTTCTGGACCGCTGGTGTTGCTATCTGTCGTAACGTAGAGAACGGTGTGTACGACTTTCAATGGTTGAGTATCGACACAATGAAGAGAGAGTACTCGTAATGTTTGGCTTGGAGAACAAACTAAATGCCCTAATCGAGAATTATGGGCTTGCTTTACTCCTTGAACAGAACGATGTATCTGACTACGTTGTCGTCTTGTTTCTTGTCGAAGAAGGTTACATTGACCTAGCCGACTACTTCAACCTTGATGCTGAACTGAAAGAATGGAAGAGGATCGAAGAATGATGGACTTTGGAGACGCACTACGCGCCCTAAAGCAAGGCAAGCGCCTTTCGCGTAAGGGGTGGAATGGCAAAGGCTTGTGGTTGGAATTGCAGGTTCCTGACGCGCACAGCAAGATGACTTTGCCTTACGTCTACCTAAACTACCCGAATGATTCCTTGCACACACCGGGCGCTCGGGTTCCGTGGCTTGCCAGCCAGACCGATATGTTGGCCGAAGATTGGGGAGTTGTCTAATGATTAGTGGTGAGGATATCGAAGCGTTCTTGGACGAGAAGCGTAGGGCTGACCTTACGCTCAATGCCTACCAGAAAGCTGCACGACGTACGGCTATCTACAAGGACAAGATCATCTACCCAGCTTTGGGTCTGTGTGGTGAGTCTGGTGAGGTAGCTGAGAAGATCAAGAAGTTTCTCCGTGACGGAGTTATGAACGACAAAGAAGTGGCTAAGGAGCTTGGTGATGTGCTATGGTACATTGCTAACCTAGCCGAAGACCTTGGGTACGACCTAGCTGAAATCGCGGATATGAACCTTGAGAAGCTAGCAGATCGTGCCAATCGAAACGTAATCAAAGGAAGCGGAGACAACCGATAATGAGCAACTACTTGCCTACAGACTACCAAGCCTTCATCCATACTTCGAGGTATGCTCGTTGGCTTGAAGAAGAGAACCGCCGTGAGACTTGGGGTGAGACTGTCTCTCGTTACCTGACCAAGGTTGTCGTTCCGAAGACCCGTGACGAGATTGTTGTCGATGACATTGAAGAGGCTATCCTTGGCCTTGAGATCATGCCTTCGATGCGGGCGCTTATGACTGCTGGTCCTGCCTTGGATCGTGACAACACTGCTGGCTACAACTGCAGCTACCTCCCGGTGGACGACCCCAAGTCCTTCGACGAAGCTATGTTTATCCTGCTCTGTGGCACTGGCGTAGGCTTCTCCGTTGAGCGTCAATACGTCTCTAAGCTGCCTGAGGTTCCCGACCAACTCTTCGTCGCTGAGGATGTCATTGTAGTCCACGACAGCAAAGAGGGCTGGGCTAAGTCCTTCCGTAAGCTGGTGGCTATGCTCTACGCAGGGGAAATCCCTACGTGGGACACCTCGAAGGTCCGTAAGGCTGGCGCTAAACTCAAGACCTTTGGTGGTCGTGCCTCTGGTCCCGGTCCTCTGGAAGACCTCTTCCGCTTCACCGTGGCTATGTTCAAGGGTGCTCAGGGGCGTAAGCTCTCGTCCATTGAATGCCACGACCTGATGTGTAAGATTGGTGAAGTTGTCGTTGTGGGTGGTGTACGCCGCTCTGCCATGATCTCTTTGTCGAACCTGTCGGACGACCGTATGCGTCATGCTAAGTCTGGCAACTGGTGGGAGAACCAAGGTCAACGTGCTCTGGCTAACAATTCGGTAGCCTACACTGAGAAGCCCGACATGGAAACCTTCATGCGTGAGTGGCTCTCTCTTGTCGAATCCAAGTCTGGTGAACGTGGTATCTTCTCTCGTCCAGCCAGCAAGAAGCAAGCTAACAAGAGTGGACGACGCAATGCAGACTATGACTTTGGTACTAACCCATGCAGTGAAATCATTCTTCGCCCGTATCAGTTCTGTAATCTCACGGAAGTCGTGGTCAGAGCTACGGATACACTTGAGGACTTGGAGCGGAAAGTAACTCTGGCTACGATCCTTGGTACCATCCAGAGCACCTACACGCACTTCCCCTACCTGCGTAAGATTTGGCAGAAGAACACAGAGGAAGAGCGTCTCTTGGGTGTGTCGTTAACTGGCATCATGGATAACCTCGCTCTGTCTGGTGCCATTGACAAAGATGCTGGCATTGCTTGGGGTTTCTGTGGCGACGAAAACTGGGGACTAACACAAACCTTGGAGCATCTCAAGAATGTCGCTGTCGCTACTAACGCTGAGTGGGCTGAACGTCTTGGCATCCCTGCTTCTGCTGCTATTACTTGCGTTAAACCGTCTGGAACGGTATCTCAACTGGTCGACTCCGCTTCTGGTATTCATGCTCGTCACTCAGCCTATTATATTCGGACTGTTCGTGGCGACAACAAAGACCCCCTGACGCAGTTCATGAAGGATCAGGGTATCCCTAACGAACCTTGCGTTATGAAGCCTGAGACGACAACGGTGTTTAGCTTCCCGCAGAAGTCCCCTCAGGGTGCCATCACTCGTAACGACATGACCGCTATTGAACAGTTGTCGTTGTGGCTTACGTATCAGCGTAATTGGTGCGAACATAAACCATCTGTGACTGTTACCGTACGGGATCACGAATGGTTGGAAGTTGGTGCGTGGGTCTACAAGTACTTCGATGAAGTCTCTGGTGTATCATTTTTGCCACACTCGGACCACACCTACCAACAGGCACCCTATCAGGATTGCAGTGAACGTGAGTACCTTGACGCTCTTGCCCTGATG